AAATCCAGTTGCACCAGTAAATCCAGTAGATCCTGTAAATCCAGTTGCACCAGTAAATCCAGTAGATCCGAATTGACCTGTAGCTCCTGTCAACCCAGTTGATCCTGTAAATCCAGTTGATCCTGAGACTCCTCCTCCACCAATTTCAATATAATTGTATTCTAATGAATGTGTTTGTCCTGGAAGAGAAGAAGGTGATAACTCAATATATTTAAATATTAAATGAGTATATCCTTCACCCAAATTCGTTAAATCAACAGAAATATTATTCAATGCGTTCGAATAATTTGTTGCTAATTTTATTTTGTTTTCATCAATCGATATTACATAATAGATTTGCCAAGAAGTTAATCCACCAATATCAATTCCCTCATTAGAAGAATATATAACTCTATCACCAGTAGAAAAATTGTGTTCATCGATATAAATGGAATTTTCATTCAAATTAATTAAATCATCAAATGAACTCAAAAAGAATTGTATATCATCTAAATTAGATGTCAGATAAATTGCATTTGTATTTTTAACTACAACATAATATTCGGTTCCATCTGTCAAACCAATATTATATGGTGATGGGTCAGAGCCATTTTGATATCTTACATTAACTCCAGTTATTAAATTATGGGATGTTATTGATATTGATGAATCGACTATTGAATTCGATGATGTATTGAAATTCAGAGTTGTCATATTAAATTAATTCTGACCATCCCAATAGAGTGGCAACTTTTGTATTATTACCAAAAGAAGTTAATGCTAGTGTGAGTACATCAGATATTCCTGTTATAGATTTAGAAGTATCTACTACTGTTCTTCCTAATTGAATAGATGTTGATTGCAATGAAATTGTTGAATGAGAAGCTACGAAACCAGATAATATCTCAGTTCCACCACTAACTGTAGTTGCATCGATATTATAATCTATTCTACCTGAAGCAGATGTAACCCAATTTGTTGGATTTATTGTTGCATTCAACAACAATTTATATTGTAAGTTTGTATTAGTATCTAATAAAATAGCCAATTCAGATAAGACTGCAATCTGATCTAGATATGAAGAATTCAATCGAATGGAAATTGTAGGAGTTGCAGTTCCAGATCCATTAAGAGTTTGATAACCAACAACTCCTCTTGACGCAGAATATGATGTTCCCTTCAAATCATATCCACCTTCAGAAATAACAGAAGAACATATTTGTTTCATCGATGATGGAGATGCAGTTGTTCCAGTATTTTCTATCTCTAGTCTGATTGGAAGACAAGCTGTTGTCATATATGTAGATGGACAAATATTTTCATTATGAAAAATATGTGCCACTCTCATAACACCATCAACCACAAACCCAACTCTAACATCTCCAACACCAAGCCATTCAATATCAATAAATACGATATTCGCTTTGGTGATATCTAGAGTTCTTAATGCATCACCATTCCCATCAAATGTATCTACGTTCCAATCCGCTTGCGCTACTCTTTTTTCTACAATCGTTCCGACAGGACCAGTGGCGCCGCCACCGCCGCCAGAATATGATCTTAGAACAATCCAATTTCCTGTTCCATCATTCTCGAAATAGATACCATTCTGGTGACCGAAATATCCAGTTCTTTGTCTTAGATTCGTCTTTTGCTCATTAAATGCAAATGATTCTAAAATCAATAATGATTTTCCTGGTTGATAAGGAAAAATATTTTTGGATTCTCTTATAATATAGTGACCGGAACCAGTTCCAATATGTAAATTAATAGCTGATTCTGCGCTTGAATGTGTTATATACGATGTTCCTATTCCTGTTGCACCGGAAAACCCAGTCGCACCAACAGCATTATTGACATAAGTAGTGAACTTACCATTAGGACCATATCTATGTTGCGAATCGAAAAGCGTAAATGGCGAAGAGACTCTTTGTCGACCAAAAGCATCATTAACTGTTGATTTAGAATCAGTTGTTTGGTTTCCCCAACGATCCGCTAACATAAACATCTCGTATCTTTGTGGAGAATCGTCTATAATTTGCAAATCTTTTCTGTATTGAGCCATTTAATCTTTTCCTCTTACTATATCGTAAAAGTATTTATCAGAATCTTCTGTATACCATTTCGATCGTCCTTCACATTTCCAAATATGTTCATTTACTTTATAATCTGGTTTTGTTTCGCAATCTATATATGGTTTCGTAATAAATGATGGTTCGAACCAACAGATTCTGTTATTTGGTTGTGCAGCAAAATTACCATTATCTAACTTCAAGATGTGAGCAGTCTTAAATCCACCTTCTCCTGGATTTTCTGCTGTCGGTGAGCCGTACCAATCTAGAGTAAAACAATATTCACCTTCATACCAAGACTTATCTTTTAGGAAAGCAGATGCTCTCATTCCACGAAGATAATCATATTCTACACAAGTTAGATCGTATGAGAAACAATCCCAAAGTTCTAGAACTTCAAGTGGTTGTGGTTCGGTCTCTTTCCAACAGAATGCAGAAATAGGTAATCTGGCTACTTGTGCACCATTATTAATCATGCATGAAAAAGTGATTGCTCTGGCTGGTATTGAAGTAACACCAAACACAGAGCAAGGAATAAATTCACCAAAACGATCTTCTAAATTATAGAGATATTCTTTTCTTAACAGACAATATTGTAGTGGAATGTTAATGGATAATGTAGGCATTATCCATTATTTATTGTGTTACTACAAATACCATTCAGACTCAACTAAGTTTCCACAAACTTCACATATTTCTCCAACTTTTTTATTAGGATTATAAGGATGATCTTCGTATTCTGCAGATAGACACCAGCAACGTTCTTCTGTGAAAGATTCTATTTTGGCGAGAGAATATCCACGTTGAGTCGATTGATTAATAATTTTCAGGATAATCTTTCGAAAATCTTCCGCAGTATTGTTACCATAATATAGAGCCGAACCTGTTATCTCATCTGCTAGTTGTTCGTTCCATTGCATCAATTCTTCAATTGTCATTTCCAAACATCTTCCCAAGATCCAGTCAGAGCACCCTTCGCATAATCTGTAGAACGATTCTCAAAGAAACTTGTGTGACCGACTCCAACCATCGCATCGACCCAAGTTAGAGGATTCTTCTTAACTTTAAAGATTCCTTTCATACCCATCGAGATTAATCTCTTATCTGCAATATAGCGAATATATTTCTTAACTTCTTCGGGAGTAAGATTCTCCATCGGACCCATACTAAATGCCAGATCAATAAATTGATCTTCTAATTCTACCATTTTAGTTGCGATGGTATAGATTTCTGATTTCAACTCATCGTCCCAAATCTCTCTATTCTCTTCGATAAAAGTTCTGAATAATCGAATCATTGATTCAGAATGCATATCTTCATCCAACAGAGACCATTGGATAATCATACCCATTCCTTTCATCTTTCCGTGTCTTGCAAAATTAAGCAACATAACGAATGAAGAGAATAATTGCATTCCTTCTGTAAAAGCAGAAAATACTGCAATATTCTTAGCAATACTTCTGATATCATCTCCCTTATGTGAGAAGATATATTCGTGCTTCTCTTTCATAGAAGTATACTCTAAGAATTCATTATAAGTTGTTTCTGGTAGACCAAGAGTTTCAACAAGATGAGAATAAGCGGCAACGTGAATTGCTTCACGAGCAGCGAATCCAAGTAACATCATTCTAACTTCTGGTTGTGGAAAAAATGGTAGATAATTTGTGACATATCCATCTGAGACGTCAATATCTCCTTGTGTAAAGAAACGAAAGATGTGTGTTAAGAAAGTCTTTTCTGAAGTAGACAACTTTTCCTTCCAATCTTTAATATCTTGCATCATTTCTACTTCAGTCCACAACCAATGCATTTGTTCATGTGTTCTCCAGGCGTCAAAACACCAAGGATAATTCATTGGTTTGAATGTAGATCTTTTATCAGTCAATTGCAATTGATTCTTTTTCTTTGACATATTATTCCTGAACTAGAGTTATACTTTCGAGTAAATGTTTTCTTATTATGATTATAGATATCCCAAGATCAAACAAAGGTTTAAACTTTTCTTTTGGATAATTTCCTTTTAGATCTAATGTAATTGATTTATTAAACCAATCAAATTCTATATCGTCATCAAAATCAAAATTTTCTGGATCGTGTTCAAATATTTCATGGACCATCATATCTAACTTATATTTTTTAGATTGATAAGAAATGAAGTGATGAATCATTTCCTCAATAAAATTTGGTTCATTCACAAGCAATACACCCTTCTCCTTCGACTATTGATTTGATATCAATATCTTCAATTCTCTTTCTATCGATTCTCTGTGAGATCTTATTGGCTTTTCTAATCTTTTCTGATCTACAATAATATAATGCTTTCAAACCAACTTTCCATCCCAAGAAATGAATCGCATGAAGATATTTTACGTGTGTATCTGGTTTGAAGAATAGATTGACAGATTGTCCTTGATCAATATATTTCTGTCTATCACCAGCTTTTTCAATAATCCAACGTTGATCGATTTCAATTGCTGTCTTGAACACTTCCTTCTCATCATCTGTCAGACAAGTTAGATGTTGAACTGATCCGTCATTCAATACTATTGAATTCCAGATTTCTTCCATATCAACATTCTTTTTGAGAAGAACTTTTTCTAGTTCATGATTTCTGTGAATAAAAGAACCAGACAGAGTATCTTGTCTGAATACATTTGCTCTAAGAGGTTCGATAGAAGGACTTATGTTACCCATGATGATGGATGTGGAAGCAGTTGGTGCAATTGCAATGCAATTTGAAAATCTCTTTCCTGAACCAACCATATCCGGAGCCTCACCACGTTCTTTTCCTAATCTTAGATTGGCTGCATCGGCATATTCTTTCATTGTCTTAAAGAAAGTTTTATTAAAGATCTTAGCTGCAACTGATTCAAATGGGATAGATTTAGATTGCAGATATGAATGATATCCCAAAACTCCAATCCCAATTGCTCTCTCCATCATCGCACTATATTTTGCTCTTTTAATTGTTTTTGGGGCATCATTAATAAATCTAGTTAAGACATTATCTAACATCTCAGCAACATCAGAAATAATCTGTTCAAAATAATCCTTAAACTCATCATATCTGTAAATATTAATTGACGATAAACAACATACTGCTGTTCGATCTTTATCCGTACACAAATGGATCTCTGAACATATATTCGATTGTCTTATCCTTAGACCTTTATCATATTGTTCTCTTGGTAGAGCATTATTTGCAGTATCAATGAACATCAGATAAGGTTCACCAGTCATCATTCTCAATTCCAAAAGTAACTGCCAGAGATACTTTGCTGAAACCGTTTCTTTAATTTCCTTTGAAGACGGATCGATAAGATTCCAGGAATCATCTGCATTCGGATCAATCATACATCGTTCAATAATTTGCATGAAAGAATCTGGGATCATAACAGCATTATGCATATTAAGACAGCGAATATTTGGATCGCCAGTCGGTTTTCTCATCTCCATGAAGTTAATGATATCAGGATGTGAGATATCAAGATAAGCAGCATATGATCCACGTCTAGTTGTTCCTTGTCTGTATGCAAGAGAACACGCATCATAAGTCTTCATATGCGCCATAACACCAGTAGACTTTTCGCTAGAAGATCTCATACCAACACCCAAACCAACTCCACCACCCAACATAGATAACCAATTAGTTTCAGCTAGAGTATCAATTAAACCTTCTGCTGAGTCATGTATATGGGCGAGATAACACGAAATTGGCAATCCTTTCTTTGTTCTACCATAAGAAAGAATTGGTGTAGAAAAACTCAACCAATGTTTAGATGCATAATCATATAATCTTTGTGCGTGTTCTGGATTAGAACCGAAAGTCTTTGCAACGAATGCATATCTTTCTTGTGGAGAGATTTCCTCTTCTCTCATATACGATTCCTGTAATCTCTTCAAACCTAATTCATCAAAGAGAGAATCTCTTGAACGGTCAATATTAATACCTAGATATTCTGACATCTAAACTCCTACTTAATATAAGGGAAAATTTTATTTATGGCTTCGGCACAAGCACGTGCAACTAATTGGTGTTCTTTCTGTGTACCATTGCCATCACGAACTTCAATGTAATGAATCCAGGAACGAATAGAACCTTTAATGTACATTCTTGAAACTGTATTACCTTCCGGTAGCATAACTCTTGCTACTTCCTTAGCAATACCACTTGAGACTGCATATTCATAATTAGCTTTAGCAATATCAATTACTTTTATTTGTAATTGTTTCCAAATCTCAGCCAATTCATCATTATTAATTAGAATTGAATTCTGTCTATTCTTTGTATCTTGAAGTCTACATTCCTTTAGACAGAAATCTAATTCTTTTGTTGGATCTGCATATCTTTGTGAAAATTCCTGGAATGAAAAAGAACGATGTCTTAGAATCTGACGTACAATATCTCTGGTGCTTGTAATCTCAAGACAAACATCAACCATTTCAAATGGAGACCAATGTTTATTCTTAATTAGATAATTAAGTAGCTTATCGACTGTATCTAGATTGTTTTGGTTTGAGGGATTAGAAACTCTGGCACAATAAGAGATTAAATTTTGAATACCATCATCAATAAATCCTTGTGAAAATTCTTCTGGATTTGGTTGTGTGTAGGAAATCAATTTAACGGAAAGAATATCTTCATATTTCTTATACATTCTTCTTTCCTCCAGAATATGGAAAAGCTAATCCTTCTTGAATTAACTTAATATTAAACGATTGGTTAGATTCAACATCTTTCTCAGACACATAAACATAAGCCAAGACACGCCCATATTTATCATCTTTATCTAACTGCGTTTTTATAATTACTGTTTTATTTTCTAAAGCATATTTAGTTCTAGCTGTCGCCTTTACAGCCAATTCACGTTCCGATACGATCCTTGAATTTTTTTCTGGAGTATCGATTCCATTCAATCTAACAATCTTTCGAATACTTACTCCAAACCCCAAATCAATTTCAGATTCAATTGTATCGCCATCTATAACTCTTAAAATCTTAGCACTGTAAGTATACATGTCACACCTTCTTCCAAATATTAAATTTAAATAATGCTTCTAACCCCGAATAAGACGATTCTGTTAATTCTAAATCAATATCTAAACCTGCAAGAACCATATCATTGACATCTTTACATTTGTTTTCTTTTTTCCAAATTACAATTTTACATCCAGAATCTATTACAAAATTCATATTTTGAATAATCTGTTTATTTGATGGTTCATTATCAAAAACGAATATTGCTTTAGGATAATCTTTTATTAATTTTGATAATTCAGCTCCAGCTGTAGCCAGAGCATTTTTCACAAATAACGAATCAATTGGACCTTCAAATATCCATAAAGTTGTATTTGTATTTATACGTTCTAAACCATATATTTTATCATTATCTTCGTGTAATTTAATTGTAATATATCTTGCGATACTGTCTTCCAATGCACGACCTTGAACTGCTATCAATTTACCAGTTTTATCAAAGAAAGGAATCACAATCCTTGGATCTTTTGGTTTTAAGTTCTTAGATTTTTCTTTATTAATAGATTCGACATATTGTTTAAAGTCGTTTGTAAAAAACAATTTATTCCAATGCTCAGATGGTATTTCTCTTGATCTAATATATTCTTTTGCGTAATGTCCGTCTTGAAGATCCTTTATAGATTCCAAACCGATATCATAATTTATGCTTTTTTTCTGAAATTTGTTTTTTGCATCAGAAGAAACTAAAATTGGTTTCTTGTAATTATGATTTGGATGAGTATCTCCTGATGTGAATCTCTCGAATATATATTGTTTATGTAAAACAGGGTCTAAGAATTTAAGGAAATTAGAGAACGTTGTGCCTTTCACACAATTATGACATTTAAAGAAAAGATCATTATGCTTTCTATAAACATATCCTCTAGCCTTTGATTCTCTCTTCTTCGAATCCATACAATATGGACATCTAAAATTCCATAAGACTTCAGACTTCTTCTTAAATAAGTCTAATTTAGGAGATATCAACGAAAGATATTTTGAATCAACCAATATACTCATATAACTATTATACTATATAACATATGATTCATCAATATGATTTTTTGAGATTCAACATCATCTCACTTGACGAACTTGACTTTCTACGCTATACTTAGTATGTAGCGATTTTAAGTATATTACTTATAGAATATATGACTATCGATGACTACTATTCTCTTATATTTCCAACCTGGGTTGATACTCTTCTCATGAAAGAATATAGATCCTTTGGTTGGATCTTGAGTTTCATTTGCAAGAATCTTTTTTGATAATCTATAACATTCATCCCATCTATCTCGTTCTTTGATGGAATTGTTTTTTCCATACCAAGAAAATTGTCTCTTACTAGAAACTATTTCACAAGGATCCGTTCCATATCCTTTTTTTATTCTGTTTAGAATTATATGTCCGACTGCAATTTTCCCCATATAAGATTCTCCTCTTGCTTCGTGATAAATTGCTTGTGTCATACAGTTTACATTTCTATTGCTTGTATCATAGCTAAAAACAAGCGTGCAAAAAGCAATAGAAATTATTATATTTCTAATCAAAATTGTCTCCTATAAATAGTTTTGATGAATTTAATTCATGACGAAAGAATGGTGTGCTGAGAAATTTAGTGCATAACTATATTTAGGAGATAATAAAATGAAATTGACATTAGGACAACTTAAAAATTCTGAAGCTGCGTTGGTTGCACTATCAAACTGCACTTTACCAATTAATATTGCATACAGAATTTCTAAGGCTTTAAAAGTAATAGCTTCTGAGCTCACAAATCTAGAAGAAACAAGACAGAAGTTAGTGCAAAAATATGGTGTAGAGAACGAAGGAAGTGTTGTGGTAACTGAAGAAAATCTTAATATGTTTGTTGAAGAATTAAATCCTCTTCTACAGGAAGAAATTGAGATTCCACTAGAACCTATTAAAGTAGAGTCTCTTCCGGAATCAGTTAATTTGTCGCCAATACAATTATCACAATTAAGTTTTTTTATTGCTGATTGAATTTATAAGTTCATATTTCTTAGGGAACTCTTTAAGAGTTCCCTCTTTATTTATATAAATAAGATAGGAGTATGTAATGGCAACGCCAACAACTAGAGAACAATTTTCCGATTACTGTTTAAGAAGACTAGGTTTTCCTGTAATAGAAATAAATGTTGCAGAAGAACAAGTTGATGATAGAATCGATGATGCCATAACGAAATATTTTGATTATCATTTTGATGGCGTTGAAGAAGATTATCTTATTGTTCCTATAACTAATACGGATGTAACTAATGGATATATTACTCTAGATGAAAAAGTATTTTCTGTAATATCTGCACTTCCTGTCGGTAATGACGTTTCTACAGGAGTTGGTAGTGGCGATCTATTTAATGCACAATATCAGTTCTATATGAACGATTTCTATAATACATCAAATATTATAGGAAATAATTTAGCTTATTTAGATTCTATGAAGTCGTATCTTGCTACTATGCAGATGTCATTATCACCATTAAATTCTTTTAACTTTAATAGAAAAACAAATAGAATTAGATTCAACGAACCGCTCTCTTTATTAAAAGAGAAAACATCCAATATTGTTTTGAAAATTTACAAGAAATTAGATATCAATACTTTTAACGATATTTGGGCTGACGAATTTCTTAAGGAATATGCTACAGCTCTAATTAAAAGACAATGGGGCGAGAATCTTAAGAAATTTGGAAATATGAATTTGCCAGGCGGTATAACAATTAATGGTGATGCAATATATTCAGAAGCTATAACTGAAATAGAAAAATTAGAAACAAGACTCACTAAAGATTTACAATTACCGTTGGATCTATTTATTGGATAAATCATGCCAACTAATAAATTTTTTCAATCCGGTCGTGGTATAGGTTCTACAGAAGAACAGAATCTTCTCCAAGTTTTGGTAAATGAATCTATACAAATTGCAGGATGTGATTTTGTTTATTTACCAAGAACTATTGTTAATGTTGATGAATTATATCGTGAAGATTATATATCTAAATTCGAGAGAAATTTTGTAATAGAAATGTACATAGAGAATTATGAAGCATTTCTTGGGGACGGAGCTTTAATTTCTAAATTTGGATTCACTCTAGGTGATAGATTAAGATTAATTGTTTCTAGAGAAAGATTTGAATCTATTGTAGGAAAGGTTCTTCCAGTCGAAGGTGATCTTATAATGTATCCTACAGCAAGATCCCTTTTCGAAATTAAATATGTTGATGATAAGAATCCTCTATTTCCTCTTGGGGCGAGACAATATTTTATTCTAACTTGCGAAGTATTTAAATATTCTAATGAAACTATTGACACTGGTACTGAAGCAGATGAAGTTAATGTAACTTATAATAATGATGGTGCTACAGGAATTGGTGATCCATTTGCTAAGAACGATAAAATACAATCTAAATCCGATATTATAATAGACTTCACAGAGTCAAATCCTTTTTCTAATATCAATAATTAATTATAAAGGAATATGTGTATTAAATGTTAAATTCATCAAACTTTTATTTCTCTACAATTAGAAATCTGACTGCAGCTTTTGGTTCTCTATTTAATAATATAAGAGTCTTAAGATATAATCAAGATGGATCGATAGAAAAAACCATTAAAGTTCCACTTGCATACGCATCTGCAGATAAAACCATCACGATGTTACAGCAACAAGATGTTCAGAGAAGAGATAATTATGTTGATGTAAAAGTTATTCTTCCAAGATTATCGTTTGAGTTAACTTCTATGTCATATGATTCAACAAGAAAACAACAAACTATTGGAAAGAATATATTTGTTCCACAAAATGATTTGACGTTTAATGCTTCAAGTGCCGTTAATGTAAGTGAAAATACCATAACTATCCCGTCACATAATTTAAGAACTGGTCAATCAGTAACTTATATTAAAGGATCTGGAAATTCAATTGGAGCAACAGGATTTTTTGATGGTGGAACTTATTACACAATTAAGACGACTAACAATACAATTAAACTCGCTTCTTCTAAATCTTTAGCTGAAGCCGGAACAGCAATTGATTTAATCGCACCAGGTTCCGGTATTTCTACGTTAAAAACAACATATATTGGACAGTATAATCCAGTTCCTTATAATTTTGAATTTACTGTTAATTTATTTGTTAAATATATTGATGATGGTCTACAAATTATAGAACAGATTCTTCCATATTTCACTCCTTTTTATACCATTACTCTGAACGATATACCATCTATTGATATGAAGAGGGATGTGCAAATTACTCTAACATCAGTTTCACAATCAGATGAATATGAAGGATCAGTAGAAGATGATAGAATTTTAACATGGACGTTAACATTTGTTGCAAACTCTTGGATTTATCCACCAATTTCTGATGCTAAGATTATTAAAAATGCTGTTACTAATTTTTACGAATTAGATACTACACAAAAATTAGTAACAACAACAGTTTCCGTCAATCCATCTACAGCAGATAGAGATGATGTTTATACAATAAATACAACTATTACGGAATATTAAGGAAATTACATGTCAGCAGGTTACACTAATTTAAAGATAGAATCTGGTGCTACATTTAGTACAACAATTGAATTGAATAATTCTGATGGTTCATCGATGAATCTAACTGGATATACTGGTAGTTGTAAAATAAGAACATCATATTATTCGGATTTCAACGTATATCCTTTAACTGTTACTATAGATTCTCCTCCAACTGATGGTAAATTAACATTATCAGCTACTGCAACACAAACTGCAACATATAAATCGGGTAGATATGTTTATGATGTTGAGATAACAAATGGTTCTATTGTAACTAGAGTTATTGAAGGAATTGTAGAAGTTAAACCAAACGCAACAAAGTAAAATGTCAAATATAACAGTTACAATACCATCATCAACGACTGTAAAAGTTGCATCAATAGGAACTCAGGGCACAATAGGTAATCAAGGTTCTACAGGAATAGGTGCGACTGGTTTTACTGGAGCGACAGGAACATTTTCTGGATCTAATCGTGAATTGTTGTATCTAGATAATACATCTGTAGTTGGGGCAACAGGATTAACATGGGTCAAAGAAACTAATACACTAACAATGACTGGACAACTTTCAATTGATCCAGCATTAATTTCTGGTAAAAGAATCACAAATATTGGTGTTACAGAAACTGTTATCGATGAATCGCCTATATCTACATTCAGAACAGTGAAATATGTATTACAAGTTTCATACCTCACAAATTTCCAATGTTCTGAAATTCTATTGATCCATAATGGAACAACAGCTTATATATCCGAATACTCTAGAGTACATACTTCAGCAAATCCTCTAGTAACTTATACAACCAATATCACTGGTGGAAATATAAGATTAATTGCATCCGCCGCAGCAGGATCTACAACTAAAATTGATTTGTATAAGATCGCATTTGGAGTATAACGCTGGAATAATTATGTACTTTTAAAGTGCATAAATATGATTAGACATTTACTAGTCAATCATAGTAGATGGATAGTGGGTTAGAGATTATTAGAAAATTTCTATCTCATGTATAATTTATTTGGTCAATTTTGACCTAAATACTCAAGTATATTATAATTGAATTAGGAGTTATAATGAGTCAAAAGTTTAGATTTCATATTCTACCACCACCACATGTAGTAACTAATGCAGAATTTTCGGCTTGTGCGTACGGACAAAAGACACGCAAATTCGGGAAAATGATGGTCTCACGTGGACACGAAGTTATTCATTATGGTCACGAAGATTCCGAACTAGAGTGTACGGAACATGTTACGGTTGTTACCAATGATGATTTTAAGAAAGCATATGGTGATTTTGATTGGCGCAAGAATTTCTTTAAGTTTGATATGAATGACCATGCTTATCAAACTTTCTATAAGAACGCTATTAGAGAAATTCAAAAGAGAAAACAACCAAACGATTTCATTCTACCTTTCTGGGGATGGGGTAATAAACCAGTATGTGATGCGTTTGTAGACGATATGATTATCGTAGAGCCTGGTATTGGATATGCTACAGGCCAATTCTCTCCTTGGCGAATCTATGAATCATATGCCATTCGTTCTGCTGTTGGTGGTCATGAAGCTGTTGGTCAGTGCAAAGAATCCTGGTATCATGCTGTGATTCCTAATTATTTCGATCCAGATGAATTTGAATTTTCAAAAGAGAAAGATGATTATCTTCTATTCATGGGTAGAATCTATCCTGGAAAGGGTATTGATGTTGCCTATCAAGTCTGTGAAAAACTTGGGTTGAAATTGAAGATCGCAGGACAAGGTTCTCTTGAGGAGCATGGATATAAAGAGATTCCTGGTCAGATCGAAGTTATCGGATACCTTAATGCAGAAGATAGAAAGAGAGTACTCTCTAAGGCGAAGGGATTCTGGTTACCTTCTATGTTCAATGAACCTTTCGGAGGTGCATCTATCGAAGCACTTTTCGCTGGATGTCCTATCATCACAACCGATTGGGGTTCACATGCAGAGAATAATCTACATGGTGTGACTGGCTATCGTTGTCGTACATTCGAGCATTTTACTTGGGCCGCTAAAAATATTGATAAGATTAATCCACAAGATTGTAGAGATTGGGCGATGGCTAATTTCTCGATGAATCGTGTTGCTAATATGTATGAAGAATACTTCCAAATGATCTGGGATGTATATACAGGAAAAGGTTGGTATGCGGAACATCCTGAACGTAATGAATTGGATTGGTTGACAAGATATTATCCATCTGGTGTTAAGATGGCAACAAATTACTGAGGTTATCATGAAAGTTATCGATTTTAGATATATAACCAAGAACGATTCATTCGACGACTCATATCCACATTGGTCTAGAAAATATGAATATCCAACAATGTTAGATTCATAAACTCATTAGATATTCCATTAAACCCTAAGATTCATAACACATCTTGGGGTTTTGATATCGAACATCATCAAAGATTCAAATCTAGATTAGAAAAAGAATATGGAGTATTTTCTGTAACTAATTCTGATATCATTTATTCTGGATTTACTAATACCTGTGTTCATGATATAACTAAAGAGCCTAATGACAATTTCAAAGAATCGTTTGACTTAGTACTGAATGTTTCTGCTCTTGAAGAAATTCCTGGCGATCATGTATTATATCTTTATACTGGATTGGAATTAACACATTATGACATCATACAATAATTTTTGTATTTTAACCCACACTCATTCTGATTGTAAAGATTTATATGATTTATATTTCGATTCAATAAATACATATTTCACTAAAGAAATACAACATTATGTGTGTGTTGATGAAGAAATTTCAACAGATAGATCTATAAACCAGATTATCTATAAAAAAAATTCTTTATTTGCAGATAGAATTTTATTGGCATTATCTCAAATTAAACAAGATTTTATTCTATTCTCATTAGAAGACTATGTCTTATATGATTATGTTGATCAAATTAGTTTGAACGAATATCTCAATTTTATGAGTCAAAATCCAATTATTGGCTTCATAAGACTAATTCAATCAGGAATTGTTAAAGATCAACAATATCCAGAATACGATAAATTGGTTGTATTGAAAAAATATTCA